AATACATAGAGTATACTTGTGAACAAGCAGATAAAATTATGCAGATGAAGTTAGGTAAAGCCTATGATAACTATATTGTTTATGATGACGAGGGTAAAGAAACAAGTTATACTGAAAAAGGACAAGATATATTTATGGAGATATTATGTGCAGTAGAACAATGCCTAGCTGATGTAGGTATATATAATGAGGAGGATAGAGATGGCTAAGTATACAATCTATGCAAAGAAGGTGTATTACTATCGTAAAGATATTAATGCTCAAGATAGAAAGAGTGCAGAGAAAAGAGGTGCTGACTATGAAGCAGATGACAATGCAGAAAGATTGTTTGAACCTTCAGGTGAGGAGTTTTATATAACAAGTATAGAGGAGAGTGATGATGACTAGACAAGAAAAAGAAGCATTAGGTATATCAAAGTATGAAGAACTATGTGAAGCATTAGTAGGAGATAACTCTACTGAAAGATATACTCACGAAGATATAGTTTCATATATCTATAACTTAAAAAAGATAGAGGAGAGATTTTATGACAGTAAGAAAACTTAATGACGAAGGGCAGATAGATTTAGCAAAAGAATATATACTTGATATGTTTGACGAGTTACAAAACAGAGTATCTGTACCTAATATGGTACTTGCTATGCAGATGGAAACAACAGACCTTGTATATGGTACTGCACCTAGTCATACTGTAGCTACAAGTATGTTGCTAGAAGTTATTAATATGAAACTTAGAATGGAAACAGAAAAGGAGTTTGAAGATGAGTGAATATAAATACACATATAGATTTAGTGAGCAGACAGTAGATACTAGATACTACAAAGTAGAATCTAATGAGAAACTTACCAAGAGTGAGATGCAAGATTTAGCTTGGTCAGTAGAAATGACAGAAGGAGAAACATTTAAATGTAATGAAGGCAAAGCTACCTTTGAAGGTACTGAGTATGGAGATGATGCACAGTATCAAATGGAGGAAGGAGAGGAGAACTTAGCAGATGATTAAATATATTCTATACACACAACATGCTTGTGATTTTTGTAACAAAGCAAAACAATTATTAATAGATGAGGAGTATCATTATGAAGAAAGATTATTAGATACACCTGAAAAGATAAAAAGATTTAGAGATGCAGGACACAAGACTGTACCACAAATCTTTTTACACATAGGTGGTCATGATGAATTATACGACTATCTATATGGAGATATAAACTTTAATCCAGACCCAGAGTTAGTAGAGAAAACAAAACCTACTGCAAAGATATTACCTTTCAAAGGAAAGATAGGTGCTATTTCTGGAGAGAAGGAGGAGGAATGAAATACAAAGTAGAAATAGAATTAGACTTTAATAGAAGACCTAGTAAGAAAAATGTATTAAACAAACTATTTGATATGTTACGAGATAATAAAGTTAATTATAAATTACATAAGTATAACAATAGTTTATACGAAAAAGTTAATAGGAGTATTAAGAATGATAAATATAAGTAGAGATTTAATAAAAATATTTTTAGCATGTATAGTATGGTACTTGTTATGTTTTACATTACCATTAATTATGGTATAATTATATGTTGACAAAACAATATAACTATAGTATTATAAAATATAAATATATAAATAATAATTATAATTTAACTAACTATGAAATATACGATAAGATGTGTAAAGAAAATAAAGATGTATCTTGGGCATACAATGTATACTTTATAGAAAAATATTGGGATAATGAATAATGTATGTAATAGCTTTATATAATCCAAAGATAGATGACTTGCCAGATGTCTATGAAGAAGAAGGTAAGATTAGATATTTTAAATCAGATATAGAAGCTGAATATTTTTTAAATAGGTTATATGAAAAACATAATATTTATATAACACCTTTACTAGATGACCATATGATTTTAATGAGTGTACAATGATTGAACTAAATATATTAAACATGTTTATCATAGGTATAGTATTAGGAATGTTTATAGTATTAATAGCTTACTTACTAACGAGGTTATAATGAATACAGATTTAGAAAAACTATATAAAAGAAATATATATGAATTACAAAAACAAAATAAAAAATTAATGGTACGTGTTAAAGAATTAACTGATGAATTGTACGAATTAAAAACAAATAAAAAGTTTAAAGGTTGGGTAGAGAATCCAGATGCAGGACATATTAAAGATGAGTAAAGATAGAGAGAGAAGATTAAAAGCAACAGGCAAATGGTTTCAAACAACAAAGAAAAAAAATGTATGGACAAACAATATATTTCCTGCTATATTAATAATAGGATTTATTGTTTATATTATAAATTTATAGGAGAGAACATTGGTAAAGAATTTATGGGATAAAGAAAGTAAAACTTTATTTAAAAAGTATTACAGAGAATATAAGAGTGAGGGTTATGACGATAAAGAATCAAAGCGACTAGCTAAACAAGATGTTAATACTGTGCTAGGAGAACGAATTGACTTTGCTGAATTATTGTATAAAGATAAATTAAATGATTATAATTAGGGGAACAAAATGTATTCAAGTAAATGGTTAGACAGAGGTTCTTGTCCTAAGTGTGGGTCTAGTGATGCTAATGTTAAACATGCAGAAGGATACAGTTATTGTTTCTCATGTGAAACTAGATTTGGAGAGGGTGAAGATATGAATAATGTAACACCTATGCCTGTAGCAGAAGTTAAACCTTTAACAAATGAAGGTGTTGTTGCAGATATAGTAGAAAGAAAAATTACAAAAGACACAGCAGAAAAATATAATACAAAGATTACAAGAGATGGTACAGTTACAACCAAACACATCTATGAATACTATGATGTTAATGGTAGTCACGTAGCTAACAAAGTTAGAAACACATCTACAAAACAAATGTGGACTGAGGGTTCTATACAAGAAGCTATGTTGTTTGGTCAGAATTTATTTAACTCTGGTGGTAAGTATGTTACCATAACAGAGGGAGAGGTAGATGCTATGTCTGCTTATCAATTGATGGGTAGTAAGTGGGCATCTGTCTCAATCAAAACAGGAGCAGGTGGTGCGTTACGAGATTGTAAAGCATCATTTGAATATCTTGATAGCTTTGATAATATCATTATATGTTTTGATATGGATGAACAAGGCAGAAAAGCTGCCAACAAAGTTGCTCAATTGTTTTCTCCGAACAAGTGCAAAATAATGTCTATGGAGTATAAGGATGCTAACGAATACCTTAAGATGGGTAAGAGCCAAGCCTTCAACCAAGCTTGGTGGTCGTCACAACCATATACTCCTGCAGGCATTATGAACCTACAACAATTAGGTTCTTCATTATTTACTGAGGAATATTGTGAGACATGTTTATTTCCTTGGAGTAAGATGAATGATAAAACTTATGGAATGAGAACAGGAGAACTAATAACATTTACAAGTGGTGCAGGTATGGGTAAGTCCTCTATTATGAGAGAACTAATGTATCACTTGTTTAAAAATACAAAAGATAATGTAGGTATACTAGCATTAGAAGAGAGTGTTAAGAACACAGCATTTAATATTATGTCCGTTGAAGCTAATGCTAGATTGTATATAAAAGAAATAAGAAAGAATTATACACAAGACCAATTAGATAAATGGCAAGAAGATACTATAGGCTCTGGTAGGTTCTTTGCTTTTGACCATTTTGGTTCTATTAGTAATGACGAGATACTTGCTAGAGTTAGATACATGGCACAAGCATTAGATTGTAAATGGATATTCATAGACCATTTATCTATTTTAGTATCTGGACAGGAAGAAGGAGATGAAAGAAAGTCTATTGATGTGCTTATGACAAAGCTACGTTCTCTTGTAGAACAAACAGGTGTAGGATTATTACTTGTATCACACTTACGTAGACCTGCAGGTGACTCTGGTCATGAGAATGGTAAGGAGATAACACTATCACATCTTAGAGGTTCTGCATCTATCGCACACTTATCAGATAGTGTGATAGGTCTAGAAAGAAATCAACAAGCAGAAGGAGATGAAGCCAACACCACAACCATTCGTATTTTAAAGAATAGGTACACAGGAGATACAGGTATAGCTACACACTTGTATTATAATAGAGAGACAGGTAGATTAACAGAGGTTGACAATCCTTACGAAGCAGAGTATAATACAGATAATACAGAGGAGGTACCTTTCTAATGAAATGTTATAACTGTGAAACAGAATTAATATGGGGTGGTGACCATGACTGTGAAGATGATGAAGACTATGCTATTGTAACAAACTTATCTTGTCCAGAGTGTGATGCTTTTCATTTAGTATATTGGTGTCACAAAGATAAAGAAAATAAAGAAAGTTGGGAAGAAGGATATAAGAAATGGTTAAAAACAAAATAGTTTATCAACCAAAAAAATTAACATTTAAAGAAAAGAGAATGATAGTGAAAGCACATAAAATTTTATTTAATGACGATAAAGAACCAGAAATGTGGAAGCATTATTGTGAAGAAGAGAAAACTGAAATGGCAGTAGGCAAAGGTGAGCCTTGTAATTGGTGTGGAAAGGAGGAAGAAGATTGTGAAAGTTGTTCTTGACATAGAGACAGACCAATTAGATGCTAGTGTAGTTAATTGTATAGTAGCTAAGAATATAGATACAAATGTATCAACAGTATTTGACCCCAGTAATATGCATGTATTTAAAAACTGGTCTAAAGATATTGAACAGTACATTATGCATAATGGTTTATCATTTGATGCTCCTGTTTTAAATAGATTACTAGGTACAAATATTAAACCTTCACAAGTATTAGATACATTAATATTATCACAGTTGTTTAATCCAATTAGAGATGGTGGTCATGGACTACGAGCATGGGGAGATAGATTTAAATTTCCTAAAGGAGATATAGAATCCTTTGGTAAGTATACAGAAGAATTAAGAAGATATTGTATGCAAGATGTAGACATAACACATAAGCTATATGATTATTTTAAGAAAGAAGGAAGAGGTTTCTCTAAGTCTGCTATTGATTTAGAACATCAAGTAAGAGTTATAGTAGACCAACAAGAAAAAAATGGATTTGCTTTAGATATAAAGAAAGCAATGTTGTTACTTGGACAACTGTCAGATGAAGCCACACAGTTAGAAAAGTGGGCAACCAAAAGATTTGAACCTACGAAAGTAGAACTAAAGACGAAGACTAAACATATACCTTTTAATATAGGTTCTCGACAACAGATAGCAGATAGACTAATGGCTATAGGTTGGAAGCCTAAGAAGTTTACAGATAAAGGTAATGTAATTGTTAATGAAGAAGTATTAGATACTATTGGTATGCCTGAAGCTAAAAAGTTTTCAAGGTTCTTTTTATTACAGAAACGTGTTGCACAAATCAAGTCATGGATTGAATTATTTAACGATAAAACTGGTAGGGTGCATGGTAAAGTAATGACATTGAAAACTGTAACAGGTCGTATGGCACATCATAGTCCTAATATGGCTCAAATACCTGCTGTTCGTTCTCCCTATGGTAAAGAATGTAGGGATTGTTGGACAGTAGGTAACATACATACTCATTCAATAGTGGGTACAGATGCTAGTGGATTAGAACTTAGATGTCTGGCTCATTTAATGAATGATAAACAGTTTACTGATACCCTACTAACTGGAGATATACATACACACAATATGAATATGGCAGGTCTTACCGATAGAGACCAAGCAAAGACTTTTATATATGCTTTTATGTATGGTGCAGGACCTGCAAAGATAGGTCAAATAGTAGGAGGAGGTTCAAAAGAGGGAAAGGTGTTGATAGATAGATTCTTAAAAAGTATGCCATCCCTTAAACGT